ATTCGCCAGTCGCAATCCTTTACCAAATGGTCGTTCGATGAAGAAAAGCTGCGATTCGATGGTAAAGTTACGATGTTCGTGACCGGTTTCCGTTGGGCTGCCACTGGCGGTTCCACCGTAGAAAGCCGCTCCCGTCGCCTGGTCAACTTGGTGTAGGAGTACTGAGTTTGTACGACGCACTACTAGAAGAATTCGAAGACGATTCCACTCGCACGCCGGAAGAGGAAGAGGGGTTTTCCCTGCAACCTCTGGCCGAGGTCGAAGTCGAGGAAGTCGACGACGAGTTGGAACCGGTGGAAGGGGGCGTCGATCAGGACGTCCCGGTCAAGCTGGACGACGAAGGGGACCTCCTCGCCGGACTCGATGACAACGAGTCCTGGTCGGACGACCCGGTCCGCATGTACTTGACTCAGATGGGCGAAATCCCGCTGCTCACCCGGCAGCAGGAGGACTCGGAAGCCGAAGCGGCGCGCAAGGTGCGAGAGTTCGAAGAGGCCGTTGAAGAGGCCGTCCCGAACTACCGAGTCCTCGACAAAGACGAGGGCTGGCTGACCTGGCTGGACGAGGAAGACGCAGCGACTGGACTGGTTCGGCAGGAGATCCTCACTCGCCATTGCGCGCGTCTCGACGCGCCGAAGGTGGTGAAGATGTTCCAGGCATACCTCGCGCAAGCGGCTGCGGCCGCCCCGCAGGTGCCGGAACCCCCGATTGCACCAAGCGGCAGCGGAGCGACTGGTGGTGACACCCCTCCCCAACTGCCGCGTGGCGCCGGAACGGGCTACCCGACTCAGGCCGAGATCAAGGACTTCTTCAAGCGCTCAGCAACCAAGAAGCCCGGTGATGTCGGATTCGTGACGGACAAGGAACGCGCAGAGTTCGAAGCGAGGTTGAGGCTCCCGCGCCGGTAGGTGACCGGCAACGCCTTTCGCACAGGAGCACACCATGGGCGTTCCCATCGCATCGGGTCTTCCGGACTACGGCCCGGCAGGCACCATCAACTTCAACCCGGAACTGTACTCGGCCAAGCTGGTCGAGAAGTTCTACAAGACCACCGTGTTCGGCGAGATCGCCTCGACCGACTACGAGGGCGAGATCACGGGCTTCGGCGCGCAGGTCAAGATCCGCACGATCCCGGACGTGACCGTCTCCGACTACGTGGTGGGCGCGGGCCTCAACCCGCAGTACCCGACCAACAACTCGGTGACGCTGGCCATCGACCAGGCCAAGTCGTTCGCGGTCGCGCTGTCGACGGTGGATTCGCGCCAGTCGGACCTCGACCTGGCCGACATCTTCGCCAACGACGGTTCGATCCAGCTGCGCATTGCGGCCGACGCGGACATGCTCACCACGATCCCTGCGGACGTGGCGGCGGCCAACTCGGGCAACACCGCCGGCGCCGATTCGGCCAACATCAACCTCGGCAGTTCGACGACGCCGCGCGCGGTCTCCAAGACCGACGTGGTGGATTTCATCGTCGACTGCGGCACGGTGCTCGACGAGCAGAACGTGTCGGACGAGGGCCGTTGGATGGTGGCGCCGCCGTGGTTCATCGCCCTGATCAAGAAGTCCGATCTGCGCATCGCGTCGCTGGCCGGTGATGGCGTGTCCATCCTGCGCAACGGCAAGGTGGGCGAGATCGACCGCTTCACGATCTACCAGAGCCGCAACCTGCTGACGCAGACGAGCCCGGGCCCCGCGAGCTACGTGATGTTCGGCCACAGCGCCGGCCTCACCTTCGCGTCCCAGATCGTCGAGTGCCAGATGATCGACAACCCGAACGACTTCGGCTACATCATCCGTGGCCTGATGGTGTTCGGCTACGAGGTCATCGGCCCGAAGTACGTCGGCACGGCGGTGGTCGCCAAGGGCTGATCGGCGTAAGATGGGGTGCGTGAGCACTCCGTCTCGCTTCACCACACAGGAGCAAAGTCATGAAGACGAGCAACCCCTACGGCGCCAACTACCAGGTCAAGGTGCCGCCCGAGACGATCCAGAAGGAACAGTCCCAGGCGAGCGGCAAGGCCAAGGCGCGCTACCCGCACACGCCGCTGGGCCCGTCCCAGAAGAACGGCGAGGCGGGCAAGATGAAGCGCCCGGCGTACACGCCCGGTACTTCGCCCGCAGGCTCCTGATCGGAGCCTGTACCTACCAGCCGGCGCCCCTGTGGCGCCGGTTTCTACATTGATCACCCCGGAGAGACCCGATGATCACCGACGCCCAAGAAGCCGCACTTGCCGCCCGGCGCGCGCAGACCGCGCAGGACAAGCGCAACCCCTTTCTCATCCACGTGGACGATGGCCGCCTGATGCCGAACGTCGCCCGCCTGCGCGGCCATGCCAAGTACCGCGTCTTCACCGGCTCGCCCAAGGCGACCCCCGAAGAGCGTATGGCGTGGCTCCGGTCGATGGGCAACGGCACCCCGCTGCCAACCGAGGATCCGTTCGACATCGGCACTGCTTCGGTGGCCGAGTTGATCGCTTTCGCGGCGTCGGAGTACGGCGTGACGCTGGACCCTTCGACGCACCACAACAAGATGCGCGCCGAACTGCGCCGCCTGGCGGCCGAGGCGGGCAACCTGGCATGAGGTGACCCATGGCCGTGTCCGTCGAGACCGTCATCAACAATGTGGCGCGCACGCTGCTGGACACGGCTTTCCGTACATGGTCGCGTGCCGAGCACGTGGCCAACCTCAACATCGCGCAGCGTCTGATCTGCGGCGACTACAAGCTCGACGCCTACCCCAAGCGCGAGTTCGTCGCACTGGTGGCCGGCATCGCGCAGGACATCCCTGCCGAGGGCACCGCATTGATCGACATCACCGACAACGAGGTGTCGCAGCGCAGTGTGACCCAGACGGATCTTGCGATTCTGCAGGAAGAGAACCGCTTCTGGCCGCGCGGCACACAGCAGACCGAGGTGGAGAACTACGCCGCCGATCCGCGCACCCCGCGCAAGTTCTACGTCTTCCCGCCGAACAACGGCTCAGGTAGTGTGCGCATCACCTACGGCGCGATTCCGCCCGAGACCACCGGTTCTAGCGGGGAGAGCATCGCATTGAGTGACGCCTACCAGTACCCGATCGAGCGCATCATGCTCTCGCTGGCTTTTGCCAAGAACTCGGTGCGCCAGGATCTGAGCAAGTCGCAGGCCTTCATGAACGAAGCACGGCTTGCACTCGGCCTCAAGTCGCAAGGCCAGGTGGCCGTAGCGCCCAAGACGGCTCAATCCCCGGGGGTGGCATGACGACCTTCGTCAACGTCTTCGATCAGCTGGCTTCGATCGCACTGGTCGTGCGCAAGGCGCCCAGCACGTTGCTGCGCCGCGCCTACGTCAAGGCGTACCGCGACTGGTGCGCCGAGACGCGCTGGCTGCGTGACACGATTCCCGGGCAGACCGTGACCAACACCGTGGTCTACGACCTGGGCAGCGACCCGTATCTGGAGATCATCAGCGTGCGCGCCGCGTCGTGCACGCCGCTGCAGGGTGCCGGCGTCTCGACGCCGCGCACGCTGCCGCTGCAGCCGCAGGATTCCAGCCTGTGGGATCCCAACGCGCAGGCCAGCCGGCCGCAACGCTACTGCTACATCCCCGAGGGCCAGATCGCGTTCTACCCGACGCCCGATGCGGTTTACGACATGCTGGTCACCGTCGCGCTGCAGCCGAAGGACGGTGTGGCGCAGGTGCCCTCGGAGCCGCTCAAGAAGTACAGCACGGGCATCGAGGCGGGCGCGCTCATGCACCTGCTGCGCATCCCCGGGCAACCGTGGAGCGACCCGAAGATGGCCGAGAAGTACGAGGCCGTCTGGAACTCCTGCGTCAGCAACGGCAAGGCCGACGTGCAGCGGGCCTACAACGAAGGCTCGCAGCGCGCTCGACCGCGCCCCTTCGTGATGGGACGGTGACATGGCTTTCGGTCTGACTCCTGCCGGTTCGGGCTTTCCTCCTCAGGCGCCCGATGCGTTCCCCAACTACATCCAGTTCCAGAGCAGTGGCACGGACCTGGGGTTGCCGAACGTCGACACGGTGGACTTCACGACAGGCTTGACGGCCACGAGGGGCACCGGCGAGAACGCCAACAAGGTCACACT